AATTGATTACTTTTTCATTGCACTTTTGATTGCTTCAACTTTAGCGTCGAATGCATCAAATGTTTTTGGAGCGTCAACAATCTTAGGGATTGATGTAGCTGCGGGTGCTTTACTGAATTTTTCCATTTTGGTCTTCATAGCTCCCATTTCTTCTTTAACGACAGCAACCTCTTTAGCAACCTCTTCAACTGCTTCGAAAATGGCTTTCATTTTCTCACCAACTTTTTCAATTACTTTTTCTACGATTGCTTCTTCCATCGCTACAGATACCTTAGGATCTTCCATAGGCATTTCTTCGCCAGATACTTCAACTACAGTTTCTTCAGCAATTGGTGCTTCTTCAGTAGTTTCGCCTTCTTCAGCAGAAACCTCAATGATCATACCTGCGTTGTCAACTTCGATTTTAGTTCCGTCTTCAAGTGTGTGGTAGCCAGCAGGTGCAGGAGTTTTCGTTGTACCGTCCTCGGCGATAACAAATAATGGAAAGCCAGGTTCTAAACGCTCGTATTCCACTGCTGTTACACCATCGATAAGCTTTGCAGCTTCCAACTTAATCTCCATCCCTAGCACTTCACGTACTTGGTTTAGTTTTAAAGTGTATTTCATAATGTGTGTTTATTTTAATTGGGCACTTGCCCTTTATCTTAAATATACAGATTTCACACCTGACATAACTCACATAAAAAAAGGGTGAAACCCCAATGGAATCACCCTTTATACCTAAAAATAATTATGAAAGATAGTCTAAAATCTTACTTTTTATTTATCTAGATTATTTAAGAATATTCTTAATCTTTTCATATTGTTTTTTGGCCTCGAGCTCCTCAAGGTCCATTAATATTCCTTCGATACTAAAACCTCTTAGTTCACCAGATTTAATGCGAGCCCAAGTAGCTTTATCGTCTACCTTCATGGTACACATCCAGGTGCCAACTGGCACGTTATAACCGTAGATCGTATTTGCCTTATCATCTTCTGATTCAACAATCCAGGACTCATATATGTATGCACCAGCAGAGTTTTCTTCATGATCTGTATTTACATCATTAGTTCTGGCTTCTTTAAAGTACTTCATGCAAATTTCTTTGATAGTTTCAGCTGAAAATCTTACAAAATACTTTTCACCATCTTCGTCAATTCTTGGAATGCTTACATTGGGGATCATACAAGGACCTACTAAAATCATTTGATCTTCAGAAGCAAACTTAAAAGCAGCTTTACTAAAATTCAATCTAGGTATTGGTCTTGTTGGACCATCTTCACCAGGTGCTCTAGTTATAATTTGTGGAGATCCATCAAATGGTTTATAAACTAAGTAAGCTTGCCACATGTGTTTGCAATAACAACCGCCACGATATTCAAAAATATCATATTGACTACTGCCTTTTTCTGCAAATTGACTATTAACACCATTATCTGACATTGAATCGATTTCTGCTTTAGTATACAATCTACTAATGTACATCATAGCTTTACAGAAACCTCTCTCTGCACCTCCACCACCTATATTAGGATTTTTAGCATATTTGTATCTAAATTCAAATTCACCATTTTGTAATTTGCTAGTATCAGTTGCTATTTCAGCTCTAATTGCATCAGCTTCGGCTTTTGTTTGAGCTGTTGCAAATGTTTCTAATTTACAAGATTCAAAATCAATACCTAATTCAATAGCTTTTCTAAGTACTTGCATTTCAAATTCTGAAATTTCAGATAGATCTAGATCTTCCATTAAAATAGATTTGGTAATTGGCTTTTCAGCTTTACCATTCTTTTTCTTAATATAAGGTGCTACATAAGGTTCTAAACCTGCAGTGTCAACTTCAAATCCTTCTTCCCAATATGAGTAGCAAATTGCAATTGCTTGATCTTCTGGTTTACCTTCATTTCTTAAAACTGGTATGCAACGACCAATAAATTCATCTTGTGATTCGCCACCTCTTGGTTTAACGAATCCATATTGCTTACCAAAATATCTAAAATCTAGTTCAATTGCAGGTTCTTCTACAAGTGATACACGTTTTACGCCACTTTGTTCATCTTCAGTTAAGATTCCTAAGTCGACTAATTTCTTTTTATTTTCCATATAGTATTTATTTTATTTTAAATCGTCTAAGTCAAAGTCTTTTAATTCACTCTTAACATCTTTGGCTCTGCCTACAAGTTTTTTGAATGCATGCCATAATCCATATTTTCTAACAGCTCTATAGTTCTCGTCTGCGCTAAAGACTTCGATTGATGAAAGCACCAATGCAACTACTTTGGTTAATAAAAATTCAACTGCAAAGAATTGTTGTAAGATGTCACCTAAAATATACTTATCGATCATAAAAAATAAGACGATTGTACCTTCGTAAAGAAACATCTTAGAGATTATTTGACTTAATTTTCTAGATGAGATCTTTTCTTTAAGCTTTTTTGCTTTCCAAATTCCAATAATAGTATCAGCAAGAATAAGTACTCCCACTGTGATTAATATCCCTTGGATTGGTGCTAAAAAGGCGATAAGAGCCAATGTGATCTTTGTCATGTGATTGTCTAGTGCTTTTTGTAAGCATTCTGCTTGTTCTTGTAAGTGTTGTATCATTAGATTCGTGCGATATCATTAATACGTCGGTCTGCTTCTTGTTGTGATGTCATATCACTAGCTACTACGTATGTTTTAATTATAGGTGTTCCACCATTATTAGGTATCTCATTTCCTCCACCTGCTTGGTTAAGTGTTGATAGTAATCCACCGAACATTTCAGTAGATCTTGCATTTATTACTGATTCTCCCGCTGATAACATTGCTGGAATTGAGTCTGATGTTCCAGATCCTGGTCCTACAACAAGACCACCCATTGCAAATTTGCTACCACCGCCACCACCAGTACCTCCTCCACCTCCACCTACTGGTGATGGTGCTGTAACTTTTGGTTTAGGTACACCAATTCCTGCAATTTTAGCAATACTTGCCAAACCTGAAGCAACTGCCACACCCGCGGCAATCGGTGCCAATACTGGACCAACAACTGGAATACCAACAACTGATGCAAACGCTGATGTTGCTGATTGATATGTAGTAATTCCTGTTTCAGCAATCTTCAATGCTTTAAAGGCAATGGTATTTTCACCAAATAAACTTGCAGCTTGTCCTAAAACTCCAGCTGTAGCTCCTAATTGTGCATTTAAAGTAGCAGTGTTAATTGCTTGTTTTGCTTCAGCTGCTTGTCTTTCGATATCAACACTTGCTGCAGCGTACTCTTCTTCAGTTAATTTTAATGCATTTAGTTGTTCAATCTTAGCCTCTTTGTCTATATCAACTTGAGCCAATTCTTTTTGATAACCTTCTTCCATTAAAGAGAATTTGAAATCAGCTGTTGCTTGCGCTTGACCTTCTTCAATTGCTTTAACTTTTTCAGCATTAATTAAGGCAGCATTTTCAATAAGTGCTGTCTTTTGTGCTTCTGTTAATTGTCTACTATTGATCTCTTGAACCTGTTGTGCCAGTGCTATTTCTAGCTCTTTCAGCGAACGTTCTGTCTCATTCTCTATAGACATTAAGGTTAACTCATTTCTAAGTCCTAGCAGCTCTGCATTGTACGCCTTTTCTTTTTCTGCTCTTACCTTTGCTTGCTCATCAAGTAAGGCTTGAGTATCTTGTGCTTGTTTAGCGTCTAAAGCTTTTTGCTCTTCAATTAAAGTAGCTTTAAGTGCCTTTTCTTCTTTAGTAAGTGTCTTCTTCTTATTAAGAGTATCAAGTTGAATCTGAATCTCTTTGTCAGCTGCTGCTTGTGTAAGTTTTAGAGCTTCTTGTGCTCTTTGATCTTGGTCTTTGATACTATCAAGATAAAATGCATCTTGCAATTCCTTGATCTTATCTAAAGCTTTCTTTTGTTCTTCTAAAGTTTTCTCTCTAAGTTCTTTGGCTTTATCAGCAGCTTCTTTAGCTTTATCGTTGGCTTTATCAGTAGCTTCTTTTTCTTTGTCAGCTTTGTTCTTGTTAAAATCTGCTTGATCAATTAGGGCTTGGTTATTTAGATCTTTGATTTCTTCTTGTAACTCATTGAGTTTCTTCTTCTTATCATCATCTAACTCACCATCCATTTTCTGTAACATCATTAAGGCGTTAACAGCTTTTTGTCTAGAGTCTACTTCTGCTTGGTTGATTTTCTTCTTTTGCTCAAGTAACTGTTCTTCAGTTGCACCTTGCGCAGCCATTAAATCTAATCTACGTTTTTGTGCAGCGATGTTTTTGTTAGCAGCAGAACTTGCATCGTCTAAAGACTCTATCATTTTCTCAGAGTTATCTCTAGTCTTTGCAGTCGCAGCGTCATCGATCAAACCAAAACTAAGAACAGAAGCTAAGTCTCTTGCTTTGTCAATAGTCCATTGAATAGCTTCACCTAAGAAATCAAATTGACCAATGATTTTCTTGATAGGTCCAATCGCAGCTAAGATACCAACTACTAATAAACCTAATGCAGTAACAATTAATCCAATTGGATTCATACTTAACGTAATGTTAAGTGCTTTGTTAACACCATTTAAGAGTGCAGTACCAACCATGCTGGCTTTTTCCAAGATGATCTTACGTTCTAATGCAGAGTTTAGTAAACCTTCTTTGATGGCTCTAATTCCCATTACAACTGCTAAGGCTTGTTGTGCTTTGGCTTCTACTTTTGCAAGATCTGCACTTTCTTTACCAAATAAAGCAGATGCTTGAGAAGCTACAGCGAATGCACCTCCTAAACCTTCTGCTAAACCGACAATACCTTGCAGTCTTTTTTCAGCACCACGACCTTCTAAGGACTTATCTAAATCCTCTTTAGCAGATCTTGCTTTAATTAATTGTTGTTCAACAGCTTTAAACTCATCTGTACCAAACTTGGCACTCTTCAGGGTTTCTTCTAACTGTTGTATCGATGAATCTAACTCATCAATGGAGCTGACTGCTTGGTCAACTCCATTAACTTTGAGTGTAAATGCTATAGTTTTATCTGCCACGTTCTTATTGTGTTTTTATATTCTTAAATATACTCATGTTGATTTTTGAATTAGACAATTGTATAACCATCTAAAGGTCGTTGTACTCCAGCACTAACTACAGCAGGCGAAACAAATGCTGTATCAACTGTTTGTGTTGTTAAATTAATTTTATTAACAGCATAAGTACTATCGGCTTGAAAACGAACTGCATACATTGTTGAATCATCTTCGAGGTATATTCTTTCCGTTGCTCTATCCACTGATACTGTAAATGTACTGTCATAAACTAAAGATGTATTTAATCTTACAATATATTTACTAGTGTTACCTGGACTAGTACCTAAGCGAATAAAAGTCATACCAGACAAATAAATTCTATTTAAACTATCAATTGCTATACCTCTAGGAACAGTGCTTTGTACACCTGCGTATAAATTAACACTAGCTACAGGAAGACCTCCAACTGGTGAGAATTTGTAAAGAACAGGACTACCAGCTGCAGTAGAAACATACATATTTCCAGCAGAATCAAAAACTGGAACAATACCTTGTTCTAATCCTAATGTACCTATATTAAATTGTGCTGTAATTAATCCATTAGTATCCATTTGGACAACACCCTCACAAGTTACTCCATTGTATACAGGTTTAGTACCACCACTACCTATTTTCCAAACATATAGTGATCCGTTATGACTTGTTAAACCCATAGCAGAAGGACTAGTAAATCCAGTACCTCGTGATGTCATATTTACATAGTTACCGCTATTATCAACAGCTGCAATTCTATTTACAGTATTACCTTTACTAGTTGTAAATCTACCAGCGAAATAGTAATTACTTCCTATTTTAGTTGCTGAAACTATTTCATTATTTGCTATATTTGTATTATTAAATGAAGCATCAATAGTACCATCAAAATTGTATCTTTGCATAGTATTAACTGAAATAATTTTATCACTAATATTATCAACATATATGTTATTTGGTACAAGATTACTAATATCTATTAATTCAGCACCAGTATCGCTATTTAAAGCTGAAATACCATTTTGATTACCAAATAATACTCTAAAAGCAGGTATACATGCAGGACATGAACCACTATCAAAAACTGAAACAAAACCCATATCATCTACTTCATATACAGTTCCTTCTGGATCTCTGTAATAACCTGCAGTTGCTGGTAATGTACCAGAAATATTACTAAAGATTTGAGTTGATGTAGCTAAACTTGTGTTAAGACTGTATACATTTACTATAGTTCCTGTTTCACATATTAATGCACAAGGATCACTTTCTAAAGTACCAAGATATTCTGTTGCAATTGTGTAATAAACTACGCTATCACAAGGTCCTAAATCGGTTATAGTAACATCTCCTGATGAAACTGTTACTGATCCTGTTTGTGCGCAAATTGTAACTATTTCACCAGCTGGTACGAATACACCAACAGGTAATTCTTCTCCACATAGTGTAGCATCTACTGATCCACCTTCTGGCGATTCTAATTGATAAGTGTTACATCCTTCTGG